AACCAGTTTGTTTTCCAGAGAAGCCAAGTGTATAATTTCATCATTACCCCACACAGTCTTAAGGTCCAATGAACCAGCGGCTCCTCCATTTAACTTTTCTCCAATCAAGTTATCAGAGTAGTATATTGTCCCCTTGGCTTCCGTAATACCTCCATAGAATATTCTACCGAACTCACCCAAAGCACAGTTAGGGTCAAAGGTAGTTACTCCAGCAGGAGCAGCATAGGCCCCTAAGTCATCTATGTCGTACCAGTTAGTCCCATCGTAGTTAATAACTTTATGTCCTGACTGTACTCCCCAGAACTCATTGTTAAAGTTTACCCACTGCCAGTTGCTATCACTAATAGTCTGAGGACTACCTGAGAAGGACTGTTCCACCAAAGTATCTGGAGCAGTAGCGGTGTTTAGCTTTACAATCTTGGCCCCTGTACCAGCATAGTACTCCCTAGTCCTGTCTGACTTAACAAACTCTCCTATGGACTTTATGGCTCCGGTAGTGACGGGCTTGGTAATTTGCTTAACACCTTTTCGAGGACCCATACGGCCCTCTAAGTCATACACTACGTTATTGGCCTCCGTAAGAAACTCAAGACTAAGTGTAGAACTCTGAGCCTGAGTGTTAAGACCCTTTGCTCCTAACCCCGCCAGGGATATTGAAGTTGTATTTTTAGCTGGCATACCAAGTATTCTCGTCTACAGTCCTATCAGAGTCTTGAGAAATAGCATCAGTTAGCGAAAGAGTAAACCGTTGTCCGGCAGTATCCGACACAGTACCTCCGTCTTCTCCACGCTCGTTTAGTGCAAGAGAGTAGGCCCCTAGAACAATAAGGTTTTCAGGTACGGTAAAGGTGTCTGCTGCTTGAGTACGATCTGACTGGGGAATAACTACGTTTACTTTAATGTCATAGGCTCCTGCCGGTGTGGGCCAGAGATGTATGTCATTGTCCTTTAAACGGAAGTAAGTAGGCTGACCAGTTTGTGTCGTGCCTATGTAGGTGTAGTTAAGAAACTGAGCATCGCTAATTTGTTTTAGGACTGCATCGTTTGTGTTGTCAAAAACCTGAAGAATACGGGAGCGACTGGTTACGTTAGCCATGTCGTAAGAAGCTGTAGAAGCTGAAGTTGTTACAGTCTCTATGGAACGTAGAGCAGTCCAGTTCCAAGCATCCTCCACGATATCCTTAGCTTCGTTGACCAGTTCACCAATAAGTTTTTGGTAATCATCTACGTCACTTGCCGCAGAAATAGCCCCTGTCCAGTCTGAACCTATAGTATCTTCTCGCAGTCTCGTAAGTACTTTGTCAATAACTGTTCTGTAACTCATGTTATTTCCTCATCTAAAAATAATTCTCTTTCCGCAACTCGTCTACGAAGAAGTCCCTTCACTGGTCTGCCCCCTGCATACTTCCATCTTAAGAACTCATCGGCACACCCTAAGTAGTCTTTACGGTTTAATTTCATTCTGGCTGTACTTCTTTGGAAGGCTCCAGAACCTACGTTGTACACAAAACTACATAAAGCTGCAAACTGGTTTTCCGTCAGAGGGACCTTAACTAAACTAGCAATCCGACTTTCTGTGGTCCTTAAGTCCCTTTCCATTAGGTCTACTGCCTGATCCTTAGTAATGTTAGGGTGGTCAGCAGTAACCCTCTTGCCACTTAAACCGTAGATTGAACCAAAACCTATCGTCCATATTCCAGCTACATCTTTATATGGTTCTTCAGAAAATCCTTCAAAGTCCTTTAGTAAGTGAAGACCTTTGTCATTTATCATTTCGACCACTTCGAGACTAAGCGTTGTCCGAACCAGAAACTGATAATAACACTGAAGATTCCGACTATCTCGTCTGACCACAGGCTCCTGAAGATTTCCTGACTGATCATATCGAATGCCGAAAGAAAAGTAAGCAATACAAATTCCAAGAAAAAGAAGTATGTAATGAGCGGTCTTACTGTAGCGGAAAGATTTACAACCCATTGACTTGCCCTTTTGGTTTGTTCATCTACATTCTTATGTACAGCTATATTTACTTCGCCTACGCTGGCTATCAGAGCCTCGTCTCGTTTGTCCTGCGCCTGTTGAGCCATTAGTTTTAGCTCATGTTCTTTATCCCTCTGATCTTGCTTGGCATCCATAAACATCTTAAACAAACCAGGGCCAGTAGAAGTAACAAACCCAAGGACTGATCCAACAAGACTAAGCATTTATCTCTTCCTTTTTAATTTCTTTTTCTTTTTTTTCTTCAAGTTCAAATTTAAATTCTAAGGGCATACACATTCCAGACCAGCTTAAGATTTCTCCAGACTTCTGTTGAGCATTGAAGTCTTCAGCTATGGACTCATGAGTAGGACAAGCAGGAACTTCCATTAATGTATGACGCATGGACATATCGAGATCCATAATAATAATAAGAAGAAAAAATTTCATCATGGGTGTGATCCATTGTGCATATGATACTGTCTGTCTGTTTCTCTTTGTAGTTCTTTGATATGCGTTTTAATTTCTGAAATCTCTCTATTCTGATCAGCAAGATTTTTAGGACTTAGAATATCTTTAAAGACATTGAGTTGATTTTTTATTACACCCTGGTGACTCTCTAAGTCATCAATCCTTTTATCTATAACTCTTAACCTTCTTTCTATGTCTAGCAGCGACTCCAGTATTGCCTTAATCTGCATTTTACCGACGGCTGCTGCACCGGCTACGGAAAATATAATACCGCCTAAGGTAATTAGAAACTTTATGTCAACCGCGCCCTCCATTACTGAGACGCCTTAAGGTGCAAAAGTAAAAATACCCCTCCAGCAATAAAGCTAACTAAAAAAATACCCTTTAAAGTTTCTAGTGCCGTCTTTATCCAAAAAGATTTTTCTTCTTCAGCTTTTCTTTGAGCCTCTTCGCGTTGCTCACGTTTTTTCTTATGTTTCTGAGCTATCCGTTTAGAGCGTTCTAGTTCAATTTTTTTAAATGTACCTTTGCCCCACTTAATATCTATCTCTTTTTCTAGGGCTTTTAAATTTTTATTAATTTGTTCCTGTTCTAAAACATCGGCAGCTACAGAACCAAGAGAAGTATCATCATCAAGAGCATCGTCGCCTTCCTTTGCACGTATGTTAATTATCTGTTGTGTACGACTTTTTGGTTTACCCTTAGCTTCTGATTTCTCTTTTGCTTCTTGTGCAGTAAATAAATCGTCTAAACCTTTTGCAATGTCCTTAACGTGCTTTGCGCTTTTGACTAGCGTTCTTGTTGTGGCTATGGCTGCTGCTACGGTAACCGGGTCCATTAGTCCCTACCCATCCACTTTTTTATAGTTTGAGATTCCCAAATACGAATAGATAACCACACAATAGTAAACACTGCCGCAATGTCAGGAAGAAGAGAAAACCAACTTCCAAGCCCACCTGCTACAGCAGCAGCATCTATTACAGGTTTAACTTCCATTACGCTTCAGGCCAGTCGTAAATCGGAGCATTGCCGTCTTCAGGCGCAACAAACAATGCCTTAAACGCATCTAGGTCAGCAGCATTTGTGATCGCCGTTTCAATCGCAGCACACTTAGAAATAACAGCCGCACGGTAAGTTGCTACATCGGAGTCAACCTCACGATCACGTTCTGCCTTGGCAATCACTTGCCAATCTGTGGGAGCCAAGAGCTTGTTGGCTGTTTCTTTAGTCTTGGCAATCCACTGTGATTTTAGCCCTTTAGTTACAAGTTGATTCCCATCAGCATCAAGTCTTGCATTACCATCGTCATCAACTTCATTAACGTCGTCTAGGTTTTTTGCCGTAGAGGTCCAAGAGCCATCAATGTTGTAGCTTGAAAAATAAAACTTATCGTCAGGTTTGACTTGTTGCACAACTTCACGAATAAACAAAGTTTGTCCACCTTCGTCAAACAAAGGCTCATCCACTTTGGCGTTGGTTGTCTGCCCACCATCAGGCCGAAAAACAACTGCCAGAGATTTAAACGATTGCCGACCTTTGCCGTCAGCAACAATCGCATCACTTTCGTTTTTAATTACATACATTACTTTCTCCTATCTTGCCGTTGCTGGCGTAGTTCCTGCAAAGGGATGTTCTGCAAATGCCATGTAGATATATGTGTTAGCGGCATTCACATAAGTCTGATTATCTCTAATTTTAAATCCGTTAGACAATAAATCTATTTCATAATCAGGCGAATATTCAGCACCATTTTGATCAGCGTTTAGATTTTTATCGCTTGGATTACCGGGCGTTCTAGCATTATCATACATAGGCCATCCCCCCGCTGCATCAATATTTTTGACCATAAGGAAAGCGGGCTTAAAACCTAACTGGATATAAGGTCCGTTAGCATTTCCATTGCCTTCGTAACTACCAAACTTACTAAATCCTGGTTTTTCACACCAACAATATGCAATCATATTATTTGTATTTCCATTTGTCCCTGCTGCACTACCAACCGTAAATACAGTAGATGTTGGCGCAGTTTCATTAAACAATGTTGCGCTACCTGCTCTAGCTCCAGTTTCATCAAGCCTTACTTCATAATTAAATCCTGCTGAAGCATGGCCAACGTACCAACCACTTACAGCACTTCTATTTTTTACAATAACTACTTGTGGTGTAGCTCCGAGACCATGTGCTACCGTAGCATTGGCCCCTGTTCCTGTCCACTTTACTATACTAAATCCAGCCGTTTGGTTTACGCTAACCGTGGATGATACAGACCCGCCGCTTGGTGTAGATGTTGCATTTCCAGCAAGCCACTGCCATGCAACGTGCGTGTTCGAACTTTGGTTCATAACCGCCCATGACCCTAAAGCAAAGCCATTGCTGTTAAATGCAGTAACACCTGACTGTGTTGCCTCTGCTGCGGTACTATTTGTTTGAACATATTTTGTAGTTCCACTAACAGCGTCAAAGATTGTAGGCTCTTGCGATCCAGTTCGTTGTTTTCCCCAGATTAAGTCTGGTTGAAACGTGCTATTAAATCCTGATTGGGTTATAGTTTGTGTGCTGCTATTGCCTGAGTATAAGCTTGTTTGGAAATGAGCAGAGCCGTCTTCAATGGCCGGTGCGGCATCTTCGTACAGTTTAGCGGTGTTCCAAGGTTCAAATCCAGAAGGAGCAGATGTGGTAAAAGAACTCTGGCCAAAGTTGGTTGTGCCTTGCTTAGTGCCCCCACCCTGAGTTGAAAGGAACGGGAAGAAAGTACCACTTATCCCTGAATACATCTCATTGGAACCTGTTGCCGGGTTGCCACTGTTGGGATAAGTGCCGTCCTTACCAATCCAGATTTTTCCGTTATCAAGATCAAGGGCTACGTTGGCCACATCGCCATTAGTAAACGCTGATCCATAAGAAGAACCGCCGTCATTGTTGTATTTATTAGCATTCTTCAAATCTAAGACAAACGCACCAGCTTCGGTTTTTGCATTGGCGTTGCTCGCTATTGTGGCGTCGGATACGCCAAGGAAGATTTCGTTAATCGTATCCACTGTGACTTCAAAGTACCACTTACCCGCAGAGAGACCAAAACTTCCGTGTACGTTTGTGTCTTCGCTTGCGGTGTTTGAAACAACCAAATTGCCTTTAGAGAGTGCCAGACTACTACTGGCATTTAGGTCCATTGTCAGAGGACTCCAGACGCAGTGATTGGTAGTTGGGGAATCGCCAGACTGCGTTGCGGAATTGTTGTTTGTAAAATCGTTTGAATTACCGCTGGCGTCATCGCCTAGGTCAGCACCAGATGAGGCAAAGTTAAGGTAAAAACTGTTGTTTGAAAAAGTATTTCCCGCTGTAGGATCAATAGGCCTCCAAACTCCATTATCATCCGTCTCGCCTACCGTTGACATATCTGTTAACGCAACACCGTCAAGTCCTACTACTTCCGCTATATAACCATCAAAATAAGCATTGTCGCCAGAGTTCCCAATCATTGTCGGCTGGCTGTTGCTAAACATCAAATGGTTGAGGGAACTGCTCGGATAGCCGGTTTGGGCAAAGTCGGTGATGCGTGAGCCGTTTAAATAAATTCGCATTCTGTCCGAACTCGTTGAGTTATCGACATCGTAAACGCACATAATATTGTACCACGCATGAGGGTCTCTAAATACTTGGGTGGTTTTAATCGTGAACCAGCCACTTCCGTGGTACGCCTCAAAAACAAGCTGGCTGGCAGCATCAAAGTAGACCTGGATTCTCCCAGCCGTTGCGCTTGCGCCTACCGCGCCAAATAAAGTTTCAATTGCGCCAAGGTTGCCACGCTTATACCAACCTGAAATTGTGAACTGTTTTTGGTTTGTGGGCGCACCGCTAAATGTCTTGGTCAAATACTCGCTATCGCCGTCTTCAAACATTGCGCTGTTATCAACAGCATAGCCGCCAGCACCGGCAGCACCAGCGGCACCCATCATTAAGTTACGGAAACCCGTCATTACTTCATATCCAATCCAGCGGCAAAGCCATACCAAGTGGTGCCGCCATCAATGCTTGTGAAAACCAGAATATCTTTACCGGATGTTGTAAGCGTGGGGGCCGACCCTCCCGCCCAATCTACCGCCGCTGGCCAGTTGACCGTTTGTGATCCACCATTGGTGAGGTACAAAACAAAGCCACACTGTTCGTCAGAAGCAGTGGGGTTGCTAAACGTAAAAGTATTTGCGCTAGTATCCACTGTAGCACTGACTGAATTACCAAGCGTCAGATCAATGTCCTGAGTGCCACCACCAGTAGAGCCTATGGCGTTGGTAACTTCGCCGTAATCTTTGAGGTTAAGCCGGGAAACAATATTGTCATTAAAGTTAGTTGCTTCATCGTTCTTAACCGTAGCTGCGTCATACTGCTGAAGCGTCACGCCCAGATCATCTGAGTCGTACTTACTATTGACCGCTGTTCGTACAGCAGAAAACTCCGTGTTAAAGTCTCCCCCGGAAATAATCTTATTTGAATCAGAATCAGCCAGAGCATCTTTACCGGACCAGCTAACTTGAATTGTATAATCGCTCATTTATTTAACTCCTTGAAGAATATCGGGCTATCCCGTAAAGTGATTTTGCGCTACCGTATAATGCTGCGTCTCCTGAATCAAAGGGAGATCGTTCTTCTTGTCGTTGGTTTGCCAGCTTCATAAATAACTGCTGCCTGTCCCACTTGGGCGTAGGCAGTTTACGAGCGGGCTTAAAAAGAGGTTTAACTCTTCCACGAGGCATAATTACCCCCGTAGCCGTTCACCTGCCCAACGAGCTAGGTTTTTCTTTTTCTTTTCTTCTGTCATTTCTTTCTTTTTCTTCTTGACAAACTTTCCGGCTTTTCTATTTTTTACTGGTTTCATAGTACCACACCGTATTCCTTGTTTCGTACACGAACCAACGCAAGTAGTTTCTCTCGTTCCTTTTCCCATACAGCATTTAGCTGCTGAGTATGCACTTTAGGATTATCCGTTGACACCCTTTTAATGCGTCCTGTAGGAGTGGGAACGGAAACCTGCGTAACTTTAGGTTTTGTTCTCTTATCGGAAGGAGTAAACAGTCCCCCTTTTGCAACCTTAATATCTGAGGTTTTAGGAGTGGGCCTTCCCTCGGAAACTTCTTTAGCTTTACTTCCTTTTTGAACGTCATGCTCTTCGTAGTCCTTTTCTTTAACTTCGTCAAGCTCTTCGTTCTCGTGCATAAGCAAATCTATTAAACTTTGTAGGTCTTCTGCTTCTTCATCAAAGCCGTCCCCTTTAAACTCTAGTTCGTTTTCCTCTAAAAAACTAGCTATCTGTTCTTCAGTGGCTCCTGGGTTTGACTGTTTAAATGATTTAAGAAGCAGTTCTCTATACATCCGGGCTATTTTATTCTTTATACGATCAAGTTCTAAATTGTAACTTGTATCCGATAAAGCATCTTCTAAAGTAATCATAACTTAGCCCTATATTGTAGTAGTGGGAGGCCCTAAGGACTAGAGCCTCCCTGTGACTACTTAGGTAGCGGGAACAACAAACGCCACACCAGCGTCGTCGCGGAGTTCCGCAACGCCATAAAGCGTATCGGCGGTGAACAGATCACCAAGATACTCTTGCTTGTATTGCGTCTGAGACCGAACACCCATTTGCTCCGCAAAGCAGAGGGCATCTTTGTGCATCATGACACCAACACGCTGGGCGTCGGAGTTGATGGACGGGCAGTTTGAGGAAACATAAACGTCCATGCCATAGATGCTACCGATCTTTCCGGTCTTGATAGCTTCGCCGTTACCAATGAACTGCTGTTCAGTGAAGCGGTTAATGCCAAGCATATCATTAGCGGCAATCGGAGGAATAACCATGAAGCGGTTATCCGAGGGGACATCAGCGTTGTCCAGTTTCAGGATCATAGCCCGAATACCGGCATCCGTAATGTCCGAAGCGTTTGAGGAGTTACCCGTGTACAACGTAGTACCGTCGCCGCCAATGACGGCTTTCTCGTACAACGCTGCACCAGTACCACCTACGGTACCGCCCTGAAGACCTTCAGCAAGCGTAAACAAGTCAGTGTCGACTTGCGTAGCAAGCGCATAACCAGCATCGTCAGTGTAGAACCGACGAAGAGACTGGAGCGCCTGAACTTCCGTAATGTCTTCCATAAGTACGGAATATTCATAGTGCTTGTTAATGCTAACCTGCACCGTACCGTGAGTATCGCCCTGAAGCGTTACTTGAGTATTTGCAGCTTTAGCAGTAGCAGAACCACGGACCGGCTTAGGAATGTTAATGGCATCCCCTTTCTTACCGGCGTGGTTAATTTTAGTGACAAGACCACCGAGGACAAGATTTTTCTTGTACCCAGCAATCACTTCATCCGACCACAACTCAGGAATAAAATTCGCTGCCGTCGTGGTAGTCTGGTGACCAGTACCCAAAGCCATGATTAGCTCCTTTCTTCTTTATATAAGGGTTACTTGACTCGACCCTCTGCATATGCCGCAAGTATTTCGTCTTGCAAAGCCTCGTAACGCTCGGGGTCACTTGTTTTAAGTCTGATTAGATCAGCCCTACGGTAGATTTTTTTACCGGATGTGGAGTCCGCAGAAGTCCTAGATACGCCTTTTCCTGCCTTCATGGCTTGTTCTCGTTCAGCAGCTTTGTTTGCTTCGGCTTCGCTTGTGTTACTAATTAAGGCTCGTTCTTTCCAGTTACCTATTAGTTCCAAAGCGGAGTCTAAGTTATAGTTATGTGCCGCTACAAATAGCTGCTTACGTATCGGGCTTTC